ATTCTGTGGGTAACTGCTCCATTACGCCTACATTTTGGCTTTATCAGAAGAAGGGACCTTATAGGTTAGGCCCGCGGCGCGCAGCTTACGCTGCACTCGCCGCACATTTTCTACACCGACCATCTGGCGACGATTCCTTACCTTTTTCAAGGTATTCGTCAACCATCTGGTCGTAGGTGGGGAAACCACCAAAATAGTATTGTAGCTGGTGCCGTACTACAATCTGTACAAAAATTTCGCGCTTGTCACCAAAGACGGCGCGACCATACGCAAAATATTCGCGCAAGGCTCCGAGCATGGCATCCGCAGCCAGTTTCTCAACACACACTACCTGTGAAGGAATGTGGTACAATAGACTCTTGGCAATGGACTCATGTTCCAACTGCGCCAAATTCGAACCCACGTCAGACGAGTAAACCCATCGCCTCTTCAGAAACGACACATCACGCATATGAATGAAGGGAACACTCTCAGTCTCCTTATCGGCCATCGTGTAAATAACCCCAATTGTGGCGAGTTTTTCTTGCACGACACAATGGTTAAAATTGTCACACTCAGGCGAGACCGACAGAACATTGTCGTCACCGTACGTCATAAGACGCACGTACCAGCGAAATAACCGAACATCGTGACCACTAAGGACCCACGCATATCTGATATAAATACTGTTGGCGATACAATTGATAATCACGGTTAAGATATGTCCAGATGGGTTCGAACCCCACCACTGTATTACGTCACCGTTAAACTCAGTGACAGCAAACGTGACATCCCATTTCATGGTTCTCAATGTGGCATATCCTCGGGTGAATAACCAGCGAGGGCGACCAAACGCTCAAGAATACCAAAAGCTGCCAACATAATAGAAGGATCCATACGCTTGTCAAACTTCGAGTAATCTCCAGCAAGCATTCTTTCTTCACCCCACACTGTCAGCCAGTGGTAAATCTCACACCACTCAAGTGATGTAGCATTGGTACCGGGCGCTGCTTCAAACGCAAACTTATTGCGTTGTATCAACCGCACTACGGGCAGAAAATACTGTCTCATCAAGATCCCGAGTGGACAATTTCCTCCTGAGAACAAACGGGTCTTCATATCGGCTATCTTCTTCACAGAAACGACTTCATCTTTCTGGTGAATCCTGAAGAAAGGATTACAACGAACTCCCTGAGAGTACTTCTGCCTCATATTAGCTATCATTTCAAGAACCTCAGAATCAAAAGTAACAAAATGCTGCCAATCGCCATACTCTCCGTGATCTTGCAGATAATTTCGTTTGGAACTATTCCAGGGAAAACCCATAGAGGAATTTAAGTTCATTCTATCTACATACTGCACACAGGGGATACCATTTACAGCTTCATCGACAGTTAGAACTCGCATTTCTTGGATTTCCTCGAACGCTACATTCGCAACGACATCGTCAAAGTAAGCATCTGCACACGCATCAACAATTTGATAGTTGATGTTACTTTCTTGCTGCACTATGTCAATGGCACCCATCCTCCAGGGTTTCCAGTGATTCAACACCGGTCCTCCCATCTGTGCTGAATAGCCGACAGAGCGTAAGTCATCATGGATCAATGTCTTGGTGACTTTGGATTTGCCACCAGAACGATGCACTGGTATAGAGCCGTAGACAGAAGCTGTCCCTTCCTCTATATACCGAATAGTACTCTTTGGGTGTAAGTCGCGAACGACCATCTCTTCACTCTGAAGCACAACTTCGTCGATAAGCAACTCCTCATCACCGCTTTGCTTAGCGGGAACGCGAAGAGCACTAGGGTGGACATCTTCTATCTGGAGGGTTTCAATGGCTCGTTCAACCGATTCCTTGGTGAGTGAGACACACGCAACAGCGTCCGTATAGCCACCTAAAACATGAAGACCCAGTAAAACGGGACCCATAGGGGGCAGCCCAACGTAAGGAGAACCACATTCTCCAGCTACAGTCATTCTCTCGGCCGAAGCTTTGTAACCGACGATTCCTTCTGTGTCAGGCGTATTTTCAACGCTATTTGTGATAGCGCGCAGGGAAACGAACTCTTCTTCACCCTCAGGTGTTCTTGTAACCATAAACCCATTACACATGACCTCAAATTTCTCACTCACAAGCAAACCGCGAAGGTTCGCCTTTGGAGGAACACGCCGGATGCGAAAGTAAATTAAATCATATCGAGGATCTCGATAGAAGTCTCCCGGATTAAGAGAGACCTTATAATTTTCAGAAACACCGGAATCATTGGCATCCTGTCTGACATTGAAGACAACTGTTTCGACTGGAATACTGTGTGCATTGGTGACATACAACTGACCACCAAGGCATAACATCCTAAAGTTGCGAGTTGCACGCAGACCTTCTAGATTCACATACTCTGACTTAACATATGAAACATTGCGAATAATGCGCTGTTCCAATTGTTCTTTACTCAGAGCTTTCCACGAAACTGTCAGTGGGCTGAAATCGCCTTTAGCAGGCTTAAACACCTCCTTATACCACGGGTTGGGTTTTTCATCTGCCACAAAACCAGCGTTCTTCTCAACGCCCTGAGACTTACCTCTTTTCTTCTTCACAGTAAAATAAGAGACAATCTTGGTGACAGTAATTACAGTCGCGATCGCCCCAAAAGTGGTAACTACAGTCATGTAAACTTCCCACATACCGGGCACACGCATCACAGACTTCCATCCTCTCCTGGTCTTCCGTCCAAATCGACTCAACATAGCACCTACCCAGCGTTTTTCGGTCTGGAACCGAGCAGCACCTGGAATTTCTTCCAGTTTCCGCTGGATTATATCATACCAACACTCTGGTTCGGGCTGGGGGACAGCAGGAGCACGAAGCAATTCCATACGAAGAGCAAGCTCTTCA